TTAGCTCCTTTCCGGCCCGTCCTTGGCGGGGGCCTTTTTCGTGCGGGGCTGTTCCGTGGCGCTCTTGGCCGCGTCCAGCTGTTCGCGGATAGAGGGCTTTTCCCTCCGGGCCTTGCGCTGTAACTCCGTGGGCTTTTCGCCGGTCAGGGGCGCTATGGCCTTGATGGTGTCGGCGGCGCGAAAGGCGTTGTCGGTCAGCTGCCGCTGCCACGCCTCGGCGCTGGGCGCCCAGCGAAAACCGCCGTCTTTCAGCTCGGCGCGGGTGTCCGGGTCGGGCTTGCCGTCGAAAAAGACTTGCAGCCGGTTTTCCTCCCGGTTGATCTCCACCTTGCCGCCGTCAAACTCCCAGCCCACGAAAGGGGTCTGCTCCTTGCGGGTCAAGCTCTCAATCCGGGTTTTCAGGCGGCGAATCTCCGCGTTGTTGTTGGAAAGCGCCCACGACGGAAAAGGCTTATCCTCTAAATGCCAGCCTTGGGCCATATCAGCCTTTAGCTTATCTGTCCGCTCCGGGGACAGGTGGGGGCAGCCGTCCAGCGTCTTATGTTTGCGATAATAGGCGTTGACGGCTTTCATGGTTTCTTGGGATTGTTCCAGCTTGGCAAGTTTGGCTTGCAGCTTGGAAACGGCGTCCGGGTCGTCGGCGCTGATTCCCCCCATGCCGGTACTTCTGATTTTGTCAAGCAAGCCCTGAATGTCCCGCCATTCCTGCATATTGCTGTCCATAGCGGCGTTTTGCTTTTCCTTCTTGCGCACGGGGAAATTGGACGGCCCGGCAATCATCACAGAGGGGACGCGGGCCATAATCTCGTTATGGTGGTTCATGTTGGCGGCCAGCTTGCGGCAATAGGTATCAAGCAGCCGGTCGATCTTCTCATGGTGCATGGGGTCAACACGTTTTTTCTGCCGCTCCGCGATCTCCACGGCCTCGTCCACCATCTGCCGGTACTCCGACGTTACGCTGCCGGGCCTGTAATCGGAAAAGCTGATAGCCTCCTTTGCGCGGCGGGCCGCCGTTTCGTCGATTGCGTAGTAGGTGGGGGCGGTCGTTTTGCCGTCCCCCGCTGGGGTCGCGTCGGACACTTCCGGGGGGTTCTCCGCTGGGGCGGGTTCCTCCGCAGCGTGGGCCTCGGCCTGTTCCTGTACCGGCTGGGAAGGAAACAGAGGGTCAAAGGGCTTGCCGTCAAAGAGGATTTCCCGGCGCTGTTCAAACCGGCTTAAAATCCCCTGTTGGAGCGCGGCAAACTCCTTGTACTCGTCCAGTGTCAGGCCGTTTTCCAGCATTTCCGCTTGTGACTTTACCCAGCCCTCCCCATAAAGAAAGGGGTAAATGCCCACGTTTTCAGAGATAAAGCAAAGGGAGGAATCCCGATTGTCGTAATGGCCCATGTTGTCGTAATTCTCCGCTTTGCCCATATACACCTTGTCGTCCGCGCCTACCATAGCTACCATGCCTGTATAATTGCTATGACAAGCGGAATGGATTTCCACCGTAGGGCGCGGCTCGTAGCCGTTGGCGGCGTATTCCTCCACGGTCATTCCGGCGTCGCGGGCCTCCTGCTTCACTTCCTCCCGTACCTGCTCCCGGTATGCCTGATACTCCGGGTCGATAAAATCCTCTTTCTTGGGGGCCTCCGGCAGCTGATAATTGCCAGTGTTGAGCTGTCCCCGGCACTCGGTCACATAGGCTTGCACGGCCCCATAATAGGCGGCGTTGGTGCGGTCTAGGCCGTCCGGTTCCTCAATTTTGGCGACGACGGCCAGCGCGTCAGTCGCGGCCCGTTCCATTTCCGACAGGTTGGAGTGCAGCCGCAGGTAGGGGATAAACTCGGTCAGAATCATTTCCCGGCGGGCCGTGTCCTGCTCCAATGCCTCCGGGCCGTCGTTGCGCAGGACGTAATTTTTCCATTGTTCATCTTTGGCGTAATACTCGTGATAGCTCTGGATATGGTCGATCAGGCCGCCGTCGCCGTCCCCGAAGTCCTGCCGCCCCTCGTAGCTGTCAAGCTCTCCCTGAAAGGTGAAGTCAATCCGAAAGCTGGTCTTGTCGTAGCCCGGTTCGGTGTGCGCGGCGTCCAGCTGCTTAAAGAGGGCGTCGGCCTCGGCAAGCGTCATTTGCTGCCCATCTTGCACCCCCGCGCTTTCGCTCCAAAGAATCGTAACGATAGGCTGGATTGTGGGGTCAAGCGGCCCGCCGATCATGCGCTGTACCTTGGCGGCGGTGATCTCGGCGTCCACGCGCTCCACGACAGCGGGATTGACATAGTGGTTTTTCTGTTCAAAGCCCTGTTCGGCCAGCTCGTTCACAAGGTCAAAGAGCTTTTGAACGTCCTGCACCTGTTCGGCGTACTCCACGATCAACCGCCGTTCCCCGTTGCCGAAGCGTTGGCCGTCCTGCTCCACAAGGCCGATTAAGGCGTTGGCCCGGTCGGTCATGGAGGCGTCCGGGGGCAGGTTGTTAATGATACCGTCTATCATGTTGTAATTCTGTTCCATGCTCATTTCAGCGGCGGCCAGCGGGTTTTCCTTTTCGGCGGCCTGTTCCTTGGCCTTGACGATCTCCTGATAGGCCCCGTCAATGGAATCAATCAGGCCCGCCGCCGTTTCCCGAATGGTGGCAAGGGAGGCTTTCAGCTCCTTGGTCTGCTTGTCGCTGCTCCAACCGGCGATATACCCGAAAGAGTAATCAGACGTTTCTATGCCGTAGTGTTGGCACACGGTATAGGCCACGCTCTCGGCCTCCACTTCACGGGTACGTTGATCTTTGCGCTGCTCCGGGGGTACTTCCTTTTCCTTCTCCGCGTAGTAATTGTGTAGCGTGGCGTGGGTGATCTCATGGATTGCCGTCTTGACGTTCTGCACCTCGGCCATGCCCTCGTTTATGGCTATCCGCTGTTCCTCATAGTTGCAATAGCCCTTTGCGCCGCTGGTAATCGCCTCAAAGCCCACGGGGAACGGGGACACCTGCTTTAGCGCCTCGAAAAAATCCGGGTAGTGCTCCACGTCGCCGGTCAGCTCGTTCACGCCCAGCGACGGGAGGGGTTCGCCCTCGGTTTGGGACACGTCGAACACGGTCACGGGCTTAAAGGCCGCCCGCGTCACTTCCTCGGTGACGGTGACGGCCCGTCCGTCCGGGCCGGTCTGTTCCCGCTCTACCTTCTGCTTGTAGGGGCAGGGGGCCAGAATCTTAATGCCGTGTTCCCCCCGCTTGACGTGGCGCTTGAAGTTATTTTTCCAGTCGTTAAAACCGGCCACATGGGAGGCGTCCGGGCGCTGCATATAAATCAACAGGGTATTGCTTGCCGAATAGCCGTAAAACTTGGACATGGTTTTCAGGTAGTCGGCGTATTGGCCGCTGGAAAACAGGTCTTGCAGGCCCTTTTCCAGCTTGTCGGTGATCTCCTTCAGCCGGTCGCCGGTCTGGTTCTGATATGCCATAGAAAAAGCTCCTTCCTCCGGCCCATAGAAAAAGCCCCGGCACGGGTGGGCCGGTTCCCGTGCCGGGGCGGTGTTGCGGAACGATAGAACGCCATTTTCAGGGGTTCAGGATAAAAGGTACAGGCCCCCACGGTTCCGCGCCCGCAAAGGCCCATTCTGTCAGGGTTTTCAAAGCCCTATTTGTCCACTATGCGCCCCGGTTCCGGGGGTCTGGTTCCCGCTGGGCAAATAGAAAGCGCCCCGGACGGTAGTTGATACCTCCGGGGCGCTGCCCATTGTCCCGCGTGGGAATCCTATCCCTGTTTCGGGGGCGTATAACGCCCCTCAATGGCCCGCCGCCTTGCGGCCTCCCGTCGCTCGTCGCTGTACGGCTCCTGAACGACGATAGACTTTTTCGGCACGGTGTAGGTGACGGCCCCGCCCGGCTGGTCGCTCTTTAAGGCGATTTTATCCGGGTGTTTTTGGGATAGGCGTTCCAATTTCTCCCGCAGCTTTTTGTTGTGGGTGTAGATTTCAGCGGTCGGCTCGGCCTCGTTAAACAGGATAATGGTTTCCTGTTCCAGACGGGAAAGCTCCATAGGCGGCCCCCCTAGCGTTCCATATCCCGGTGCTTGGGCGGGCGCAGGTCTTTTGTGGCGTTGCCTTGAAAGTCATAGTTGACCGGATTGGCGGCGCGGGTTCTCCAACCGTACAGAGCGCCGCCCAGCATAGCGCCCTCAAGCTGCTTGGTGACGCCCTCGTTGCGGTTCATGCGGTCGGCCTCCCTCCGGTTTTCGGCGGGGTATTCGCTCCCCCAGTCGCACACCTGATACCCCTTTTTGCCCTTCTCAATCAAGATCAGCTCCCCGGTTTCGGGCTGGACGCTAAAGCAGCGGGCGGGGAGCGCGGGCGGCTTTTCCGGGGCGTAGCCGGTGCCGATCTTCTCCATGCGCTCGGCAAATTCGCAGATGTGATAGACGCTGCCGCCGATTTTGGTATGCACCTCGTCGAGATATTGGCAGGGCAGCGCCCGCTTTTCGCCGTCCGAACGGGTCAGCACGATTTTTTCCCCGTCAGGAATCCGAAACAGGGTATTGTATTCGCTGTCAATGAAACGGATTGTCTTGGCGTCGTTATTTTCCATGCGGTTTTCCTCCCTTGGCTTTGTTGTCGGCGGGAAAGTCCAGCTTGAAGCCCACAAACTTCCCGCCCGTGTCGTCAAGAATCACAATGGCGTCATAGGTCTTGCCGGTCTTTTCGGAATGGCAGCCGGGGAGGGCGGCCCGGCCCTCTTTCAAGAGGGCGGCGGCGATCTTGGCGGTCAGCTCCTTTTTCTTGGCCTTGAAAAAGCGGTTCTCTTTCCAGAGGGCAAAGCCGCAATCCCGGTTTTCGCAGGTAAAGCCCTTTTTGCCCTCCACCACGCGCCCGCCGCAGCGGGGGCAGGTTCCCACGGCTTTTCTTACCGGCTGGAAAAGGGACAGGTCGGCCCCCTCCGGCAGCTTGCCATAGTCCCGCACCAGCTGGGACGAAAGGCCCGCAATCCCGGCCATGAAGTCGGCGGCGTCCAGCTCCCCGCGCTCCACCTGCTTTAGCTTGTGTTCCCATTCGGCGGTCAGGGCCGGGGATTTAATCAGCTCCGGCAGCACGCCGATCAGCGCCGCGCCCTTGGACGTGGGTAAGAGCTGCTTGGCCTTGCGCTCCACAAAGCCGGTCTTTACCAGCTTTTCAATGATACCGGCGCGGGTGGCCGGGGTGCCTAACCCCTTGCGCTCGGCGTCCTCCGGCATATCCTCGGCCCCCGCCGTTTCCATGCTGGAAAGCAGCGTGTCCTCGGTGTAGTGCTTGGGCGGGGCCGTCGTCCCCTCCCGCACAGAGGCGTTGACACGGGGGACGGCCTGCCCCTCGGCCAGATCGGGGAGCGGCGGGGCCTCCTTGCCGTCGTCAGGCTTTTCTTTCAGGGTGGCCCGGAAAGCGTTGTCAATGCTTTTCCAGCCGGTCGCCGTCACCGTCCGGCCCTTGGCCGTGAAGGTATGGCCGCCGCAAGAGAGGGCGGCCACAGTTTCGGCGGTGACGTATTTTTCCCCCACGGCGCACAGCAGCCGGGCGGCGATCAGGAACAGCACGGCCTTTTCACCGGCAGGCAGCGCCGCAAGGTCGGCCCCCGGCATGGAGGGGGTGGGGATAATGGCGTGATGGTCGCTTACCTTGGAGCCGTCCACCACGCGCCCGGCGTTCACCGTCGTTTCCAGCCCTTCCATGAAGGGCAGCGCCCCGGCCACGGCCTCCACCAGCGACGGCAGCCCCGCCGCCATGTCCTCGGTCAGATACCGGGAATCCGTGCGGGGGTAGGTCACAAGGCGCTTTTCATAGAGCGATTGCGTGTAATCAAGCGTCTGTTGGGCGGTGAAGCCGTGAAGCCGGTTCGCCTCCCGCTGCAAGGTGGTTAGGTCGTACAGCTTGGGCGGCAGCTCGGCCCGCTCCTTTTTCTCCACCTTCTCCACGGTGGCCGTCTTGCCGCCGCAGGCCGCCCGCACGTCCTCGGCGGCTTTCTTATCGGCCAGCCGGTCGCCCTCGGCGGTGAAGCCCCCGGCGCAGAGCAAAACGGTGTAAAACTTCTGTTTCTTGAATCCGGCAATCTCGGCCTCCCGGTTCACCAGCAGGGCCAGCGTAGGCGACTGGACGCGGCCCACGTTCAGGGTCGCGCCGTACAGCACAGAGAAAAGCCGGGTGGCGTTAATGCCGATCAGCCAGTCGGCTTGCGCCCGGCACAGGGCCGAACGGTAGAGGCTATCATACGCCGCCCCGTCTTTCAGGGCCGCGAATCCCTCTTTAATGGCCGTTTCCTCCATGCTGGAAATCCACAGCCGCAGGGTGGGCTTTTTGCAGCCGCAGAAGTCATAGACCAGCTGGAAAATAAGCTGCCCTTCCCGCCCGGCGTCGGTGGCGCACACCACGGCGTCCACGTCGGCCCGGCCCATGAGCGCCCGCAGGACGGCCAGCTGCTTTTCCTTGTCCCGGTCGGCGGCGTACTGCCAGCACTCCGGCACAATGGGCAGATCGTCATAGGCCCATTTCGCGTATTTCTCGTTGTAGGCGTCAGCGGGGGCAAGCCCGACAAGGTGGCCCACACACCACGACACCAGCCAGCCGCCGCCCTCGGTGTACCCGTCCTTCCGGGCCGTGGCCCCCAGCACATGGGCGATAGCTTGGGCAACGCTGGGCTTTTCCGCAATTACAAGTTTCATTCTGTTTTCCCTCCTTTTTGTTCCTCCAACAGCTGCTTGACGCAGACGCCGACGCAGGGCTTGGCGGCCCCGTAGGGGCAGCGCCGACACTCCGGGTAGGGGCCGGGCGGCCTCTTATTCGCGGACGGCCCCGGATTGCTCCGGGGCCGCTGGGTCATCATCTTTTCAAAGGGTGAATCGGTGAAATAGGTCATACGCCGCCCTCCTTGTCCTCCGGGTCGCCGGTCAGCTCGTCGCCGTCCTCGTCCTCGGCGGCGGGGTCGTCCTCGTAATCCTCCGGTTCGGGCAGGGCGTCGGCCTCCCCATCGGCGGCGGGGTCGTCCTCAAACTGTATGTCCTCGAAGTCGTCCGCGTCGTCTAACTCCTTTTTGGGCTTTAGCACCTTGAAATAGTACCCGGCCCCGCCAGCGGCCAGCGCCACAAGGACGACAATCACGATAGCGCCGGGGCCGTTCTCCTTGGCCGGGGCGGGTGCCTCCGGCTCCCCATCGGCGGGCGGGGCCTCCGGCGCTTTCCCTTCACAGCCGGACAAGTCCAGCTTGCAGACCGGGCAATCGGTATTCACGGCCCCCGGTTCGCACTTCTCCTTGCAGCCGCATTTCTCCGGTTCCGGTATGGCCGCCTCCGGGGTGCCGCCTGTTTCCTCGTCCTTCTCGGCCAGCGCCAGCAGGTCGCTTTCCGTGACGGCGTTTAAGAAATACACGTTGTCGCTGTCCCGCTGCTTGTCGATCACAAGGTAAAAGGTGTTTTCGGCGGGGGTGACAATGGTGTAAAACTCCTTGCCGTCCTCGTCGGTGGCGTTGTCAACGACGGTCGCCTGCCCGTCCGGGGTCAGGGGGGAAGGGTCGCGTTCCTCTTTTACCGGCTGGGAAGAAGTGGAGGGCTTGCTTGTGGAGGCCCCGCCGCTGGTGCCGCCCGGCTTTGTCGTGGTGCCGCCCGTGGTGCCGGGGGAGGGCGTGGGGGCCGGGGTGGTCGTAGTTGGCGGCGTGGTGGGCGTCGGGGTGGTGGTCGGTTTGGTCGTATCGGGGCAGCTCGTGGCCGGGTCTTTCTTGTCCTCGGTCTTTTTGCCGTTCGGTTCCTCATAGTTGGGATTCTTGACTTGCACGGTCTTTGACTTGTTGCCCGCGTAGTCAATGGCCTGTATGGACAGCTGGGAATAGTCGTCGCCCAAATCCCGCAGCCGCACGTCCAGCGTCCCGTTAGTCAGGTCGCCGTAACGGTCGCCGTCAATGAAAATGGCGTCCACGCCGGAAAGCTCGTCGCTTGCCTCTACCCGTAGCAGCCGCCCGTCGATTCCGGCCTTGATGGTAGGGGCCACACGGTCGAAGCACTCCACATACCGGCTCTTGGCGTGGGCCTTGCCGTCCTTGTCGGTGACGGTGACGTACAGGGTGCAGTTTTCGGTGATCTCCACCTTGGCCCGGTTCCGGTCGGTCAGGTCGTCGGTCAGGTCAATCCAGCTGCCGCCGCGCTCAATCTTGTATTCCACCTTCTGCCAGCCGGTGCCGTTTACGTCCTCCACGCGGATTTCCACGTCGGCGGCCTTGGTGTACCAGCCGGACGGGGAAAGAATGGTGATGGTATAGGACGGCTCCGGGGGCGTGGTCGGCTCCGGGGCTTTGCCCATGCAGCCGGTCATATCCAGCTTGCACACAGGGCAGGCCACATTCACGGCCCCCGCCGCACACTTGACGGAACAGGAGCAGACGGGCGGGGCCGGTTCCTTGCCCGCGCACTTGGAAACGTCGGTCACGCACACAGGGCAAGCCCCGTTTGCCGCGCCCTCGGCGCACTTGGTTTCACAACTGCATTTCTCCGGCTCCTTGCCCTTGCAGGCCGCAAGGTCGGCCACACAAGCCGGACAATCGGCGTTTAAGGTGGTGGCCGTACACTTCACGTCGCAGAAACAGGCGGTCGGTTCCGGGGCCGGGTCGCCGGTTTCGGTGGGCGGCGTGTCGCTGTCCCCCACGGTGGGAATGTCATTCCCGGAAACGGTGGCGCTGTCCAGCGTCCGGGCCTCCGCAGCCGGGGCCGCCAGCCCCAGCAGGGGCAGGCAAAGCAGCGCCACGGCCAGCAGCAGCGCCACGCACTTACAGATCGGTTTCAGTCTTTTCATGCTTGGTGTCCTCCCTTCCCAAAGAAACAGGCGTCCCGTTTTTCTCACGGAACGCCTGAATAAATGCCGCAAGCTCGGCGGGCGACGCCTCGACGCCCCGCACCAGCTCCACGATTTCGATATTTTCAAGCTCGGTTTTCTGCTTTTCCAGCTCCCGCAGCTTGGTTTGATACTCCCCGATTTTCGCCTTGGTCTTGTTGATCTCGGCGCAAACCTTGTCAATTTTGGCGCTCATTCGCTGTCCTCCCTATATGCGTAATTCAGCAGATACAACGGGTTCAGATATTGCCCGTTCTCCTTGATTTCAATATGCAGGTGGTTCCCGGTGCTGTTGCCGGTGTTGCCCACCTCCGCGATTTTGTCCCCGGTCTTGACCTTCTGCCCCTCGGCGGCGGTCAGGACGCTACAATGGGCGTACCGGGTTTCCCGGCCCTTGTCGTCGGCTATCAGGATATAGTTGCCATAGCTTGCGTGGCCGTGGACGGCCTGAATCACCGTGCCGTCCTGAACGCTGTAAATCGGCGTCCCGGCAGGGGCCGCTATGTCAAGGCCCCGGTGTATCTGCGTCCCGGCGGCGGTGGGGTTCTCCCGGTAGCCGTACAGACTTGTCACGCTGCCCAGCCATTCAAAGCCCAGCGGGTTCCCGTACTTCTGGTGGCCGCCCAGCGAATCCATGTAAACGTCGTACAGGTCGCCATGCTCGGCGGTTTCCAGCCGGGGCCGTATGACTTCCTCAAAGTCCCTTGTCGTCAGCTTGGTTGTCAAGACGTACCAATCGTATTCCTGTTCGTTGCCGTCCTCGTCGGTGTACGTCCTCGTTTCCACGGTTTCGATAAACTCCAATGTGTAAACCTCGTCGAACACCTCCCGCAGCACAGCGGAAACGTCGGTATACAGGAAGTCGTCGTACATAGCCGACAGAAACGCGATAATCTGGAACGGGTCATGCCCGATCTCGTCCAGCTCGTACCTGTATTCGTCATAGCCGGGGTGGTCGCGCTCGGCGTTGTCTATGTCCTCTTGCAGCTGGGTTTCCATTTCCGTCCACTGTAATTCACTTTGTTCTATGTCGCTGTCCTCGGCCTTGTACGCCGGGACAAAGGCAGCGGAAAAGCCGCCCGCCAGCATGGAGGAACAGGACGACGTGCAGGAGGCGAAGAAAAAGACAATCAGCACCACGATCACGCCGATTGCCACGGCCCCCTTGTGCGCCCCCACGAAGTTCACCACGGCGCGGGCGGCGCGGCCCAGCAGCCCCGCCGTTTCCTTGGCCGCCGCCGCGCTCCGTTTGGCCTCCCGCGCCGCCTTTTGGTATTGCTTTTTGATATGGCGCTTCTGCCTAAGACGGGAGAGGGTGGAGCGGGCCAGCTCCGGGTTTTCCTGTAATGTGCGTTGGTACAGATAGTTGACGTTGGCCTTGGCCGCCTTTTTCTCCCACTTGCGCATTTTGGCATAGGGGGCGCGTTTGTGGTGCCGGTAGGCGAAACGGACGGTATCATGGGCCAGATTTTCGGCGGTAAACTCGGCTTTGTGGGCCGCCTCCACGCCGACGTTTTCCTTTTCTACCTCATGGATTTTCTGGTGTACCTTCAAATCCACGGCCCGGCCCACGGTGAGAGCGCCACGGGCCAGCGGGTTCCGGTAGCCCTCCGGTTTAACCTCCTGTTCAAAGCGCAGACGGCGGCGGGGCCGCCCGGCGTCCTCGTCAAACTCCTTTTTCAGCCGGACGCGGCGCTGGGTGGGCAGGTTATCGCGGGCCTTTTGCGCCTTGCCGGTGGCCTTGTCAAGCCTCCGCTTGGCCTTGTCGGTCTTGCGGGCCTGCCGTGGGTCGCCGGTATCGCTCCCGGCCTCCCCGGTGCCGTCGCCGGTGTCGCCGTCAGCAGCGCCGGACGGCTCCGGGCCGGTGGTGCCGCCGTCCCCGGCTTGCCGCTGTTCCTCCTTGGTGAAACGCAGGCGGCCCCCGCCGCCCTCCGGGGCCGCGCCGCTGCCGGTATCGGGCCGGGCCTGTTGCCGCCCGCGCCTCTTTTTGTCACGGGTCAGATCTCCGGCCCCCTCTTTGAGCGCGTCGCTGGGGGTGAAGCGCAGCCGCCCCGGTTCCTCCGGGGCCTCCGCGCCGGGGGGCCTGTCTGCCGGTGGCGTCCTCCCCGTATCAAAGCGCCGCCGTCCGCTAGGCACGGCGTCCGGTGGCCGTCGTGCCTGGTCGTCCGGCTGGGCCTCCTGCCGCCAGCTGTCCGGGGCCGCCTCCGGGGGGTCTAACCGGCTGGAAGAAGAAAACGCCTCCGGCTGGTTGGCCGTGGCGCTCCCGTTCTCCCCGTTCATTCTCTGATAGTACCCGGTGCGCCCCGGTTCCCGCTCCCTCATAGGGCGGCCTCCGGTTCAGCCCGTTTCGGGGCCGGGGCCGCTTTCTCCGGCTTTTCCGCTTTTTTCAGATTGTCCAGCACGGACGGCTTTTTCACGGCGGCCTGTTCCAGCTTTTCCAGCTGCCCCACGGCTTTCCCCGCCGACTGCTCCATATGCTCCACAATGTCCCGGAAGGAGCGCAGCGGGGCCAAAAGCCCGGCCTGAAAGCGCCCCTCCTTGGAGGCGTCCACTTCCTGCCGCTCCTTGCCCACGGTGGCCCGGCCCGCCTGCTTCAAGTGGCCGCCCACGCTCCTAAGTTCCTCCCCGATAGCCTCCACCTTGGCAATCGTGGCCTTGGCGTCGGTGACGGTGTTGTGCAGGTCGCCCCGCAGCAGGTTCAGGGTCTTTTTCACCCCTAAGAAAGAAACGGCCTTGTTCAGCCCCGCAAGCCCCGCGTGTTTGACTTCCTCCACGGCGCGGGCCGCGCCCTCCGCAATCTGCACCTTGACGGCGGCCAGCCGTTCCCGCGCCGCGTGGACGCCCTTTTCAAGCCCCGTCACCGCAGCGGACAGCGCCTTTTTTACCGGGCTTTGTTGCAGCTCGTTCAGCTGCCCCCGTACCTGCAAAAGCTCCGCAGATACCCGGTCAAACTGCCTGCCCATAGCGTCCACATAGGCGATCAGCTGGGAAAACTCCTTTGCCCGGTCGCCCTCCACCTTGGACAGCAGCGAAAGCAGCTTTTTCACGTCGCCGTTGTCGATCAGCGGCGCGGCGGCCTCCGCAGACTTTACTTTCTCTGCCATAGCTCAAAACCTCCTTTATGCGTTGTTCTCCGTCTGCCTCTGTTCCTCCGGCTTGGTCGTCATGATACGGTAAAGCTCGGTGTCCTTGGGGAAATGGTCTACAAACGGAATGATGGTGTTGCCGTAGAATAGCAAGCCCTCCCCGGCGTTACTATGGGTCACATAGGATAGCTGGGTCGGGGAAATGCCCAGCTGCCGGGCCAAAATCTGCCGGTCGCCCGCAGCTTGCGACAGCATATAGATAAAGTCGCTGTTCTCAAAAATGTTTTCGATTTCCCTTGACGAAAGCAAGTCCTTCACGTTTTGGGTCAGGGCGCTTGGTATGCCGCCCCACTTCCTAAACCGTTTCCAAATCTCCACGGAATAGGCCGCCGTCTGCTCGTCTTTCAGGAGCAAATGGAACTCGTCACAGTAAAACCACGTCGTCCGGTGGGCGGCCCGGTTGACGGTGACGCGGTTCCACACCTGATCTTGCAGCACCAGCATAGCGATTTTCTTTAGGCCCTTGCCCAGCTGCTTAATGTCGTAGCAGACAAGCCGGTTTGTCAGGTCAACATTCGTCCGATGGTTAAAGACGTTGAGGCTGCCGGTGACGTAGATTTCAAGGGCCGTCGCAAGCCGCTTCGCCTCCGTTTCCTCCTGCTTTAACAGCAGATCGTACAGGTCGCCCAGCACGGGCATTTTCTCCGGGCGGGGGTCGGCCAGATAGTCCCGGTAGACAAGCCGGGTGCAGCGGTCTATGATGGTCTTTTCCACGGGCTGCAAGCCGTCCTTGCTTGCGACGATCAATTCACACAGGGACAGGATAAAGTCGCTTTTCAGGGTCAGCGGGTTTTCCTCGTCCGAATAGTCCGGGTTTATGTCCATAGGGTTGACGTATTGGGTGGACACGGGGGAGAGCTGTACCACCTGCCCGCCCAGCCGGTTCACCAGCGGCGCATATTCGGCCTCCGGGTCTGTTATGATTATGTCGTCCTTGGTCGTCAAGAAAGCGTTGGCAATCTCCCGCTTGGCGCTGAACGACTTGCCGCTGCCCGGCACTCCTAAGAAAAGCCCGTTCGGGTTTTTCAGGCGCTTTCTATCGGCCATGATTAAGTTACTGGACAAGGCGTTGATACCGTAATATAGCGCCTCCCCGTCCATGAATAATTCCTCGGTGGTGAAGGGGACGAAGATTGCAAGGCTGCTTGTGGTAAGGCCCCGCTGTATTTCTATCTGGTTGAGGCCCAGCGGCAAGCTGCTCATTAGGCCCTGCTCCTGTTGCCAGTCCAGACGTTTCAGGGCGCAGTTGTGTTTTTGGGCCACGCTTGCCGCTTGGAACACGTCGTTTTCCAGCTGCCCCCGTGTCGGGGCAAGGTTCACGATAAGGACGGTTGCCAGAAACATACGCTCGTCCCGGCTTTGCAGGCTGTTTAAGAGCGTTTGCGCCTCCCCCGCGTAGGTGATAAGGTCGGGGGGCAGTACGTCCATGTCGTAGCCGCTCCGCACGGCCTTTTTCTGTTCCTCGATCTTGGTTTTCTCAATGTCCGTCAGCTTGCGCTTGATGGTCTTGATTGCCTCCTGCTGGTTTACCGCCTTAATGTGAATGGTGACAATTTGCGAACAGTCCAGATTGAGGAAGTCGGACAGAACGCGGTCGTTGAGCTGGGACGCCCCAATTTGCAGGAAGGAGGCAGCGCCCCACATACCGCCGATCTTGAACGTGCGCCCGCCCCTAAAGTCGAAGGAGGACGGCGCGATAAAAGGCTTGGTCGAAAGGCCGGTATTCACCACGGCGTCCCAATTAAACCGCAGCTTTTCCTTGCCGTCCGGGTGGAAAATGCCGTGCAGCACTTCCAGCCGGTCATAGCCGGAAAGCGGCTCGGAACGGACGCCCATGTTTTTCAGGTGGTTCCGAAGGTCGGCCTCGATACGCTCCACGCGGGGCCGGGCCGCCTGCCCGCTGTCCGCTTCAATCCCGAAGGTGAAGTATTTGCGCTTAATCAGGCCGTTGTTGCCCTTGGCAAGCTGGGCCTGCAAGATGGTTTCCAGCTCCCGGCGCACGTCGTCGCAGTCGTCCCCCTGTCCGGGGACGGTGACGGATTTCCGGTAGTCGATCAGGTTGGCCCGCAGGTTCAGAAAGGACATTTGCGCCCACATGGACGAATCCAGCGCATTGTAGAAGTCGCACAGGCCGTCAAAGGTCTGTTCCTTGTCCTCCGGCTGGGCCAGCTCATAGTTTATATCGCTAAAGCGCAGGGTCTTGGTAAAGAGCTTGTCGTTTACCTGCATAAGCCCGTCCGGGAACAGTTCACGGTAGGGTATGGTCTGCACCGCGTCCCGTGGTATCTTGCCGTCCCGCTGGGCCTTTTGGATAGAACGCTTGACGCGCCGCTTTTCGGCGGCGGTCAGCTTGGCGTCAGGCCCGGCGATTTTCAGCGGTTTCTTTTGCGGGGCGGGCTTTTGCGCCGTCCTTGCGGCTCCCGCCGCCGTCGCCGGTCTGCCCGGCTTTTTTCGCGGCCCGAACAGGCCGCGCAGCTTTTCCAGCAGCTTCAAGTTTTCGCACCTCCTTGTCAATTTGTGCCTGCCGCTCCAAAGCGGCGTACAGGTTATGGGTTTTATAGGGCCGGACGCCCGGCCACAGGAAACGGGCGCGGACAAAGTGGAACACGATTTTTTCAAGCGGCTGCCCGTCCTTCTCGTACATTCCCACGGCGAAGAACGGGAGCATAAGCCCGATCATGCACAGGGCCGCAACGTCCGTACCGATTGCCGACCGGCTGAAAAGATAAAAGGGGATTCCCACGGCCCCGGCCAGCGCAAAACTCACCAGCTGCCGCCGCGTCAGGTTAAAGGCAATCTTGTTTTTCACGCGGCTTAAATCCTTGGGAACAGGTACATAGGGCATTTGTCAGCTCCTTTCTGCCCCATTTATGGGGCTGCCCATAGGGAAAGGGCCGCCCTTTGCGGACGGCCCCTTAATGAGCATTGAACACAGATTTTGCCACGCCCCCGGTCTTAAAGAGGGCAAAGCACAGCAGCAGGGTATACCCGGCGCAGCTCCAGATCGCGGCGTGTATGTCCTGCCCGGTGCTGATGGTCTGTACCAGCACGGCGTATATCCCCACGCACACCATGATTAGAAAGCCTTGGAATCCCAGCGCCAGCAGGCTTTTCAGGTAGTTTTGCCCCATCTGCCCCCAATCCCGGTTGGCAAGCGTCGCCATCGGGATAGGGCCTAGCGAGGTCACGACGTAGATTTCCAGCATACGGCCATAGGTGATGATGAAAATGCACAGGGACAGGGCTTTCATGGTAAGCCCGATCAAGAGGCTTTCCACCACCAGCCCGAACAGTTCCGGTATCTCCATCGCTTGCAGCGTCGTTTCTAGGTCTGCCGTCACCGCTGATATGTCAATGTTGGCGTTGCCCGATATGACGCCCGCGCTCGACTGTACGACGTGCTGGGCCACGTCGAAAATCGCCATCACGATTGTAAAGGTGTTCGTCACAAGGTAGACGGCAACGGCGGTTTTGAATACCCACTTGAAGAAAATCCATGTGTCCACGTCGTGCAGGTTGTTCTTTTCAATGATTAACTGGATTAGCTCGTAGCAGCATACAAAGGTCAAGATCATTCCGGCTATGGGAATTATCACGGTTTCCGAGATGTTTTGAATCATGGAGAAAACGCCGCCGTTCCAGCCCGACGGCGTTTGCCCCACGTCGTTTGCGATCTCTCCGACCTTTGTATTGACTTCATCGAACATATTACCGAGATTGCCGGTAATGCAGCCGATCAGGAAGTCCTTTATCCATTGGTTTATTTGGTCGAAGATGTTCAGCATACTGTTTTACCCAGATTAACCGAACAGGCCGGACAGCAGGGGGACAAGGTTGACGCCGATCAGGATAACGCCGCCCCCGGCCATCAACTGTTTTACGCCTTGGCTCTTGGCTCCGGGATTGTCCTGCCCATAGCCTTCCAGAAGGTTGACGACGCCCCACACGCCGAGGCCAGCGCCCAGCGCGATTACGAGAGTGGACAGGGTAGAAATAGCTTGACCGAAAAATGCCATAGTGTTTCCTCACTTTCTGCCGCTTATGCGGCGATAAAATAGGTTGGTAGGTATATTTCCAACGGGGCCGGACGGCCCCGGATTGGACGGTAAGCCCCGCAGGGCATGAAAAAGCCCCGCCGTTTCGGGGTCTTGCTAAACGGCGGGGCTGGGGGTGCCGGGGGCGTCGGCGTCGATCTCGTACACGTCGAACACGTCCCCCGGCTTGATTTTCAGCTTGGTACTTAAAAGCGCCTCCACGTCAAAGGTCAGTTTCTTGTCGTAGTCGGCGGTGTACTTGTAATTCGGGTGCTTTGTCAGGTCGTACTTGCTGGAAAAGAAGGGACGGACGCCCCGCAGCTGCAAAATGCACTTGTCGCCGGGCATGGTCGCCAGCTCGTCCATTGTCATTAGCTCCCGGCCCAGCTTTTGGTAGTTGGTGCCGTAGCTCCGTTGTGTCCCTCTGGTGTCGCTGGTGGTGTAGGTGTCAATGCTTTCCTTGCCCAACAGCTCCACCATGTCTTTCAGGGTGCTTTTTTCCCGGCCCCCTAAGAAAATGACTGAATCCATGTTGCCGGTTATCGTTTCGGCGTTATCCTTATACAGCGCCTTTAGCTGGGATTGCGCTTGCAGGAACAGGCACATACTGATTTCACGGGAACGAATGACGGCGCACAGCTTTTCCAGCTGGGGAACCTGCCCCGTATTGGCCGCCTCGTCCCACAGACAACGCACATGAACGGGCAGCCGCCCGTTATACACGTCGTCGGCCTTTTCACACAACAAATTGAAAAGCTGGGTGAACGCCATAGCAATCAGGAAATTAAAGGTGCTGTCCGTGTCGCTGATGATGAAGAACAGCGCCGATTGTCGGTCGCCCAGCGTGTCTAGGCCCAGCTCGTCGTAGGCCATGATCTCCCGTACCTCCGCTATGTCGAAGGGGGCCAGCCTTGCGCCGCAGGAAATTAAGATACTCTTGGCCGTCTTGCCAGCGGCTAACTTGTACTTTTTGTACTGCCTCACGGCGAAGTGTTGCGGCTCCACGGCCTCCAATGCGTCAAACATGAGATCGACGGGGTTTTTATAGTCCTCGTCGTCCTCCCGCACGTCCATAGCATTGATTAGCTCAACAAGGGTATTCATGTTCTGCTCGTCCTCCGGGGCCTCGTAGTGAATGTAGCCGATCAGGGCGCAGTACAGCAGCGTTTCGGCCTTTTCCCAAAAGGCGTCCCCGCCCTTCTGGTCGCCCTTGGTGTTGGCGATCAGGCAGTTTACCAGCTTCAAAATGTCCTTTTCGCTATGGATATACGCGAAGGGGTTATAGTGAAAGCTCTTTTTGAAATTGATGGTGTTAAACACGCGAATCCGGTATTTTGCCCGTTTCAGGGCGTTGCCACATTCGACTAAGACGCTGCCCTTGGGGTCTACGACGACGTATGAGCTATGCAGCTGTAACAGGTTGGGCTTTAGCCAGAATCGGGTCTTGCCGCTGCCGGAACCGCCCACAATCAGGCAATTTTTATTCCGGGCCGTGGCCGGGTTTTTGGGGCGGCTGTTCATGGTTAAAAACTCCGTTTGCGTCAAAATCACGTTGTTTTGCGGCTTGGGGTCTACGAACGGCTTTATATCGTCCGGCGTCCCCCAGCGGGCCGAACCGTATTCAATGTTCTTGCGCCATTTTTTGGCGTTCTTACCCTTGAAGTACACCACCAGCCAGATCACGGCGGCCCCGGCTATCCCGGCCAGCAGGTCGCGGGGGTGGAGGCTGGGCAGCGGGTCGCTGCCTAAGAGCGCCAGAGCGTTCACCGCGTCCATGAACCGCTTGCCCATGTTCGCGCCGGTGGACAGCCGGAACGCCTGTCCCAGCTTGTCGGCCAGCCAGAAAACGAACAGGTAGGGGAGGTTGGGAAGGACGTACTTTTTCAGCTTATCCGTCATATCGTCAGCTCCCCCTTGTCCAGATGTTTTTCCTTGCCGATGGTGCCTTTGGACAGCTCCTTAAACTTGGCGAGGCTTGCCAGCAGGGACGGTTTGCTATGCTGCTTCACGCGCTTTTGCGTGTACTCCGTAAAGGCGGCGGTCAGGGCGTCGGCGTCCTTGCCCTTGAAAAAGACGTAATACTTGCCGTCCCGCCCCTTCTTGGGGGCGAAGTCCACACCGTACTTGCGGGCCACGCGCTCAAATGAGCGAATCCCGGCCTTATCCACGTCGATACTCGACATTCCCTTGCCTTGGGCCGCCAGCTGCTTCACGGTCTGCTTGCCCCGGTGGAGCTTTTGCGGGTCGGTCTGTTCCTTCCATGCTTTCGTTATCTTGGCGACAGCCGCTTGCAGCGCCTTTTCAGACAGCTTGCCGAGCTTTACCACCACTTGCACCGCGCCGTTGTTGACTTCCTCCTGCATGAATCACCCTCCTTTCTCACAGGTTGGGAAGATATGCGGCCCGGTCAGTTCTCCGGGCCGCCGTGTTCCTCCTGTTCGCCCTGCCCCTTGACCGTCAGAATCCCGTCAAGGGTCGTCGCCGTGATATTAAGCCGCTGGGCAACGGCAATTTCATTTTTCACGGCCCCGTCCACCACGCCGCCGCAGATAATCAGGACGTGGGAGCGTCGCAGCATATCGCGGGCCATGTCGATACTGTCCTTGTGTTCGCGGGGGATAGCGTCGTCAATGAACAGCGGCAGGTACAGGCGCGGGCAGATCGGGGAAAAGCCCGCCTCGTACACCGCCCGGCAGTAGCGCCGGGCCGCCTCCATGTTCTCGGTTTCCGTGCCGCTCCACGCGGCGCTGATGTATGCCAAAGGCTTTTTAATCATTTTCAAATACTCCTTTCCTTGGGGCCACGGGCCGGGGCCGGTCGTCCGGCCAGCGTCGCCCGCAGCAGTTCGTTGTAGTCCTTGCCATGCTCCACAGGGGGCGGCTTGCGCTCCACCGTGAAGCTCCGGCCTTGCAGCGCCGGGTCGTCCCGTAGGGCCGCCTCTATCCGGGCCATGCCGTCCAGCCCCGCCTTGTCGTTGTCCAAACACAAATACACCCGGTCGATCTCCGGGCGGTCGTGGAGGAATTGCAGCAGCGCCAGCGGCGACGTGCCGCCCAGCGACAGGTAATGTCCCTTGTCCCATGTGGCGGCCCCTTGCGCCTTAAACAGCGTCGCCAGCGATAGGGCGTCTATGGGGCTTTCAAACACGGCCACGGAACGGCTCGGCCCGTTGGCCGGAAAGCAGAAGTTAAACCGCTTGTCGCTCCCCGGCACGTCGCCCTTGAAGTCGCCCATTGTACCGCGCAGGCAGGCAAACCGGGCTTTCCCGGTCGTGTCCCTGCCCACGAAAACGCAGTTGTGGTATTTCCGGCTTTCAAAGAAGATACCGGCCCGTATGCACCGGCTGATGATCTCCGAATCAATCCCCCGGCGCTGCAAGTACGACACGGCGGCGGTGGCGCAGCGGTTCCCCTCCGGCAGTACAAAGGCCCTCGGCTGTTCCGGGGGCCTTGTGACCGGCTGGGAAAGAGAAGGGGCCGCCCGTCCGTCGTTGAGCGTCCGCACGGCCTCCACAAACTCCATGCCGCGCACCTTGATTAGATAGTCCAGCGCCGTCTTGCCGCCAAAGCCCCGCGTCGTCCAGTGCCATTTCCCATTTGAGATTTTCAGGCTGTCATGCGTCACCGTGCAATACTCATGCGGCCCCGCCTTTTTCAGCTCTCCCGGCTCGTAGGTTTGCAGATAAGACAGCAAATCCCACTCTTTCGCCCGGTCTATCTGTTCCCGCGTCACTCCGGGCATTGGCATTACCTCCTTTGTCGCATTAAAATAGGGCCTCGTCGTCGTCACCGTCAACAAGGCCCGATAGGTATTCCTCAATGTCCAGTTGTCCGTTTTCCGAATCCTCCCAGCCCTTGCGGGAAACCCACCAGCGGAACATATCGGCCCCCGTCTGCCAGTGAAACCGGGCGGCGATCTCCGGGTGCAGGTCTAAATACCGCTGGAAAGAACGGATATACAGCGCCTTGTACGTTGGCAGGTCGTCAAACTCCCGCAGGTTCAGCGCCATAGGGCAGCCGATACAGCCCACGCGCTTATACCCCATGTCGTACAGGGGATTGTGCGGAAGGTGGTACAGATCGTGAAACTCCCACACGTCGGCGTCCTGCCAGTCAATGATCGGATTGACAACCACCTTGCCCCGCTTCATGCAAAACTCGGTCATGCGCCGTTTCAGGTCGTTGTCGTTGTTCAGCTTGATACGCTCCCGCTTGCCGCTGGGCAGCTCGTAGGTGGCCCGCCGCTGCTTGCGGTTGGCGCTCTCGGCCCAGCGTACCCCCGTCACCGTATACCGCCCGGCCCCCGCCGTTTCTTTGAGAAGGTCGCAGCACCAGCGCCTTTGACGCATGGGAGCGCCTTTTATGGGAATCAGCGCCCACATGGACGTATTTTTTCCCTTGAAGGTGGGATAGATGATGGTATACGGCACGTCCAGCGCCCGCCAGCGGGCTTGTTCCTCCCGCACATAGCGCACGGTCAGCGGGTGGTCGGCGGTGGTGTGGCTATGCGCGATTTCAAACCGCACACCGGCAAGCCGGGCAAGCTCCTTGATTACGTCGCTGTCCTTCCCGCCGCTGTCGCACACCATAAGGCCGCCGGGGTGGTTGGCCTCCGCGTTCGGGGCAAGCAGCCGCAGCCGGTCTATGGCCGTCTGTACCCGGTCGATCTCCCCGAATAGCGTCAGTTCCTGTAAAATCCGAAAACCTCCTTTACCGGCTGGAAAAGAAAGCGGGGCGCTCCTGTCCAGCCGTTTTATCACGCAAAAAAGGGACGGCCTTTTTTTCGGTCGCCCCATAAGGTACAGCGTATTAACATACCCTTTTCCAGCAGGTAAAGTCTTACCAGCTGGTAGAAAGAGGGGGGTGCAGGGGGGAGAAAACAAACACTTTCCCCGTCCGCTTGATTTTGGGCGCACTTCCCCCTATAATGAAACTATCGGTTTTAAGCGCCGTCCAGCTCGGCCTTGTAGTCCTCTATGGCGTCGTCATAGTCCAGCAGGAACGAAAAAAGGAAGTACCCCCGCGCCTCCGGGTGTCCGGCCAGCTGTTCCACATCTTCCGGGAACGGCAGGCCCAGCACGCCGTACAGCGTCCGCAGCACTTCCAGCATTTCGCTTTCACGGCCATCTTGGTACAGGCCGGTCAAGATGTTATACAGGCGGTCGGTGGTGTCCGTGTCGCCGTTCGTGACCGCCCACAGCATTTCCACAAACGGCGGGGTGTGCGCCCCGGAAATCAGGTTGATCTTATCCTTGACGATCTCCCCGGACGGGCGCAGTACCCCCTTGTCAATCAAAGCCTTTTGCATGGTGTTCCTCCTTGTTTTGGTGGTTTGGGCTGCCGCCCAAATGCCGCCCAACTGCACAAGAACACTTTTTAAGGCGTTACGGCACTTTTTAAGGATATACGCGCAAACCTTGATTTTATGCGGGTTTGCGGGTTCCTTCATAAAAACTTACATAGCCTTTTAAGCGGTTTTTTCGCTTTCAGGCAATAAAAAATAAAATAAAAAGGATAGTAAAAAAAGCGAAAATAATAGAATTTTGTAAAATTATATGCTATAATCATTTATATATTTGGAAATGGGAGGAATGATTATGGCTTTGATTAAATGTCCGGAGTGTGGCAAGGAAATTTCTGATAATGCACAGAATTGTCCGCAATGTGGATATCCATTAAAAGGGTCTGCAACTAAAGGTGAGGATAATCCGTCTATTGGAACTGCAAAAGGGAGCCAGCAGACATCTCAGCCGGTACCTAAGAAGAAAAAGAATGGTTGCCTCGTTGGTTGTTTGACTTTTTTCATTATTTTTGCTGTGTTGATTTTTATTATATCATCAATAGGGGGGAAAAGTACTAAAACCAGTCCTGATAATTCAACCAAATCAAATACTGAAAAGTCGTCTGAGACAAATGTATCAGAGACAAGCATACCTGAAACAGAAGCTAAAAAAGAAGATTTAGAAATTCTTTCTTATGAGAATTTGAATGACGGAATGCTTAGATATGTTACCGGTCAGGTTAAAAACAATACTGATAAAAATTATTCATATGTTCAAATAGAAATTAAGATGTACAAAGATGATACAGTCTTAGGGTCTACTTTAGATAATATGAATAACCTGGGACCTGGAGAAACATGGCAATTCAAAGCAATAATTACAGATAATGAGTGTAATAAATACACGATTGTAGGTGTAACAGGATTTTAATAGAATACATTGCGGCAAGCACCCGGAAATTTCCGGGTGCTTTTATAATACTCGAAATAATAATCAGGAGGTGAGCATATGGCAGAAATGAGTTCATCAAACCAACTGGCGGTCCAGATGCCCTCGACGTTAGAATCTATCAAGATTTCTATGAATACGATGGTCAGCAGCATGGCTGCAGCACAGACGGCGATCAATACGGGTTTTAATACGACTCAGGCAGTGGCGATGCGTCAGGCCGTTTCCAACGTCTCCGTGGAGCTGACAAGGTACCGGGAAGGGCTGGAACGTATCAATCAAACGCCTGTGAAAGCACCGGAACCTCCAACCTGGAACAGCGTAGCTTCCGAGCCGGTATTTATGAAGAGTGGTGCGGGTCGCTTTGAACAGGAATATCAAGCAGCAGCAACCGCGGCACAGCAGCTTTATAAAAATCAACAGGCGATTTCCGCACAGGCAGGAAGAATGAAGGTGGTACCTCCAGGGATGTTGAATGATGTGGCGGGGACTCAGAATCGTATACAGAGACTTTCGTTGAATATTGAAAAGCTAAACAGCATACCAGTAAATCTTCGTACCGATAAGGTCAACAACGAATTGGAGACCCTTCGCGGAAAATTGTCCCAGGCCGCCACTGTACAAGGACAACTTAGCAGTGCAATGAGCCGGATGGATATTTCAGCGTCAAATGCAGCATATCAGGAACTTAATTCCATTATGGATTCGGCAGAACGGGATATACGCAATAACTTCACGGCGCAGGAACAATTTAATCAGTCAGTCAAAGGGGGACAGTCGGCGGCAGGAGGCTTGGGAAGTTCCATCAAGCGTTATGCAGGTATGCTGATAAACGCCGCTTCGGCAGGCAAGCTGATATCGCTTGCGGATCAGGTGACACAGACAACGGCGCGTCTGGATCAAATGAATTATGGTTTGGATACCGCGGAACAATTACAGCAGAAAATATTTCAGGCGGCTCAACGCTCTCGCGGGGCCTATCAGACAACGGCTGATGCTGTTACAAAGATGGGACTGCAGGCAAGAGGGGCGTTCTCTTCCAATGACGAGCTGATTGCGTTTACTGAGCAGCTTAATAAATCATTTGCTATTGCGGGAACCAGCGCGCAGGGAGTGGATTCCGTAATGTCGCAGATTACTGAGTCCATGGCTTCCGGTAAACTGCAGGGCGAGGGGCTGAACACGGTATTGGACAATGCAAAGCCGATTGTCCAGAACATTGCGGATTATATGGGGATTCCGATTGAGCAGGTCAAACAGATGGCAGCGGATGGCGCTATTTCAGCCGAGGTTATTAAGAATGCGATGTTTGCGGCCTCCGATGAGACAAATGAGAAATTTGGACAGATGCCGATGACATTTGGTCAGGTGACGGATCATATCCGCAACCAGGCCTTGATGGCATTTCAACCTGCGCTTCAACAGATCAGTGCAATGACGCAGACTGATGGGTTTAACGCACTCTCTGCAAACGTTACAAATGGAATTCAGATGCTGGCCGGTGGGGCGGTACAGGCGTTGGACATGATGGGACAGGCCGTTTTGTGGGCGCAAGATAATTGGGCTTGGCTGGAACCGGTGATTCTAGGGGCTACATCGGCGATTCTCGCCTATAAAGGGGCAGTTTTGGTTTCAACTGCCGTGCAGGCAATAAGCAATGGACTGAAGACGCTGGGGGCGATCGCTTCTGTAGCCCACGGAGCGGCGGTTACATCGGAAATGGCTGCGACGACCGGGATGACAACTTCACAGATCGGTTTCAACGCAGCGCTGTTAGCTTGTCCGTTGACATGGATTGTGGTGGCGATTATAGCGGCAGTAGCGGCGATAGCGATCTGGGTAAATCATATCGGTGGTTTGAAAGTGGCCTGGCTGACATGTGTAGATTCGATCCTTACCCGGGTTGGACTGCTCAAGCTTAACCTTACTATGGCGTGGAATGGTATACAGAATGGAATTGACGGTATGATATATGGATTCGAGCTATTCAAAGTAAATGTCCTAAACTCGATTGGAAATTTGAAGGTTATGGGCCTCAGACTCCTGCAAGATTTTATAAATAGCGCCATTGATAATGTCAATACCCTTATCGAAGCGGTCAACAGTGTTGCAGGCACATCGATTGATACAATCGCTCATGTCGAGTTCGCAGGCAACGCGGCGGTTGAGGAAGAGGCGAATCAAAAACAGCGGGCAGCTGATTTAGCTGCGCTGAAAGAACAAAATGCAATCGATAAGCAGGCCAGAAAACAGCAAATGGCTGAGCAGTATCAGGCATTCCAAGATGAACAGCAGAAACGCCAGGATGATATTGCAGCGGCAAAGCTGGAAGCGGAAAGCAAGAAGAATGCGGCAAAGGCGGCAGAAGAGAACACCTATGTTCCAGGAACGGAGAATGGCTATACCCCTGCGGCAGCTTCTGGGGAAGAGGTTATAAGTAATACCGGAGACACCGCCGCCAACACCGCCGCCATGGCCGATTCCATGAATATCATGGATGAGGACCTAAAATACATGCGCGACGCCGCCGAGCAGGAGATCATCAACCGCTTTACCCTGGCAGATTTGAAGGTGAATGTGAGCAATAACAACAAGCTCACCAAAAAGGCCGATTTCGAAGATATGGGCAGCTTCCTGTCCACGTTTACCGGTGAATTTCTGGCGGCCGCGGCGGAAGGAGGGCATATTTAATGGCTTACGAAGTATATCTTGACGACATTCGGCTTCCCATACCGCCCGAGAAGATTCCCATCAGTTATCCGGGGCAGAATAAAACGGCTAATTTAATCAACGGGGAGGAGATCAATCTGGTCCGGCCGGCCGGGCTGGCGGAGATATCGCTGGACGTGGTATTTCCGCAGATGGATTACCCGGCGGCGGTCTGGGACGGCAGTGTGGATAACGCGGAGGATTTTCTGGATCACCTACAGAACTTAAAAGAGAGCAAAACGCCCTTCGAATTTATCGTGATCCGGGACGGCCCCGGGCGGTTCAGCTCCTTTGACACCAATCTGGATGTGACTCTGGAGGATTATAAGGTATCAGACGACGTGAAGGAAGGGTTTGATCTGACCGTCTCCATTTCCCTAAAGGAATACCGGAACTACGGCACGAAAATCATGAACTTTGTCCTCATTGAGGATGAGGCCGAGACGGTTCAGGCGTCTGAGGAGTCGGGGACAGAGCGCAAGGGCGAGCCGGAAAACGCCGGAAGCTATATGGTCGTAAGCGGGGACAGTCTCTGGAAAATCGCCAAACAGTTATTAGGGAATGGCAACCGCTGGCAGGAACTATATGATTTGAACCGGGACAAGATCAGCAATCCCAACCTGATTCGTCCTGGTCAGGTTCTTACCATTCCGTCATAAAGGCAGGTGAAAACAGTGGATGTACATTTATATATCCAGAACGGTCAGACAGTCTATGAGCCGGTGGCGCTGGACAGCGTTACCTGGGAGACAAAGCGCAAGGGCGAGGCGGGAAAATGCTCCTTCACCCTGCTACCGGACAGCCGCCTGAAAATTGAAGAGGGAAATGCAATCCGGGTGGACGTGGGCGGCCAGCCGGTATTTTTTGGCTTTATTTTTGAGCGGAACTGGAGCAGCGGCGGTCAGATGCAGGTGACGGCTTACGATCAGCTCCGCTACCTCAAAAATAAAGACAGCTATAATTATGAAGCCAAGACCGCTACCGAGGTGATCCGTATGATTGCAGGCGATTTTCAGTTGAATGTAGGGGAACTTGAGGACACCGGGTATGTGATCGAGTCCAGAAATATGAAGGATAAAGGTCTGTTTGATATCATTCTGGATGCGTTGGACCTGACGATGATTTATACCGGAAATCTGTTTGTATTTTACGACGATGTGGGAAAGCTGGCGTTGAAGAATATTGAAAATATGAAGCTGGGGATTACCATCGACAACCAAACCGCCCAGGATTACGATTTTAAGATCAGCATCGACCAGAACACGTACAATCAGATTAAACTCTACCAGGACAACGAGCAGACAAAGAAACGGGATGTTTACATGACAAAGCATACGGAAAACATCAACAAATGGGGGATTTTGCAGCTAAATGAAAGCGTTGACACAGGTGTGAGCGGCCAGGAGGTGGCGGAGCGTTACCTGGCGCTGTACAATCAGCCGACCAGGAGCCTGTCTGTTAAAAATGCCTTTGGAGACGTCCGGGTGCGGGCAGGATGTCTGCTGCCGGTATTTCTGGATGTTCGGGAAATGCAGCTGCAAAACTATCTGTTGATCGAAGCGGTAACTCATACAATCGATCAGGGAATTCACACCATGGATTTGACGTTGAAAGGAGCTGGTATTAATGCCTGACGCCCAATGGATTGAAAATATGAAACGGATTATGCTGCAGGCCGTGGAGGCAGGGGACCCCTGTGATTTCATTCCCGGCACAGTGGTAAGCGTTTCTCCAGCAGCGGTACAGATTGATCAGAAAACGACCGTAAAGGGCAGCCAGGTACTGGTGCCCAGGCGTTTGACCGACCACACGGAAACGATGGTAATCCCGCAGCTGGGAGAGGTGGACGTAACGGTTAAAAATGGTTTGAAGCCGGGGGAACGCGTGTTGTTATTGCAAAAAAAGGGCGGCCAGCAATATCTGGTGCTGGAACGCTGGTAGAAAGGAGGCGAGGCGAACATGCTGCCGAAAACAGGCAATATTTTGAGACGGGAATTTGTCATCCGCAAGCAGCCGTCCCGGACCTACTGTTTAAAAGACGGAAGACTGCAGGGCTGTGTGGACGGAAGGGAGGCGGTGCAGCAGGCGATATACTGCATTCTCAATACCGAACGGTTTGACTGGCTGATTTATAACTGGAACTACGGTGTGGAGTTGACCAGTCTGCTGGGAAAACCCATGAAGTTAGCCAAGTCAAAAATTAAAAAACGCATTCGGGAAGCATTGCTGCAGGATGACAGGATACAGAGCGTTGATGCGTTTTCGTTCAACATAGTAGGGCATAAGCTCAGTGTTACGTTTACCGCGCACACGCAGTATGGGGACGTAGAGGCATCCAAGGAGGTTGATGTGTAATGTATGAAGACACCACGTATGAAATAATTCTTGAGCGAATGCTCCGAAACGTCAAAGAAAACAGCCCGGAATTGGATACCAGGCAGAGCTCTCCCGTTTATACGGCGCTTGCGCCGGCCGCGGTGGAATTGCAGAATGCATACATTGAACTTGGGTGGACGTTAGACCAGATGTTTGCGGAGACGGCGGTTCGGGAATATCTGATCAGGCGCTGCTCGGAATGGAATATCACCCCGCATCCGGCTGCAAAGGCTGTGTTAAAAGGGGAATTTAATATGGAGATCGAACTGGGAGCGCGTTTTTCGCTGGGAACCCTGAACTATGTCGCCGTTGAGCGCATAGGGGATCGGACATACCGGATGGAATGTGAGACTGCGGGCGCGTTGGAAAACAGAGAGCTGGGAGCGATGGTGCCGGTTGATTATATTCCGGGGCTTACAAAAGCGGAGCTTACGGAGATAATCGACAGTGGGAGCGATGAGGAGTCGACAGAGTCTTTATTGGACCGATACCTGACAAAGGTGCAGAAGCCTTCCACCAGCGGCAACCGGTATGATTATTATAACTGGGCCATGGAATGCGACGGAGTTGGAGCGGCACGGGTATTCCCGTTGGCCAATGGACCCGGGACTGTAAAGGTAGTGATCTCAGACGCGGGTATGTCGGCCGCCGGAGACGGATTGGTGCGGGATGTACAGAAGCACATCGAGGAACTCCGCCCTGTGGGCGCGGACGTCACAGTGACGTCGGTAGCCGAAAAGGCCATCAATGTATCCGCCGGAGTCAAGCTGCGGACAGGGATGAATCTGGGATCTGTCGAAAGTGCATTTCAGGAAGCAATGGCAGGGTATTTGCGCAAGGAGGCGCTGGATCTGTCCTATGTGAGCCTGGCTAAAATCGGAAATCTGCTGTTGGGGATCGATGGCGTGGAGGATTACTTTGACCTGTTGTTGAACGGCGCCGCCGGAAATGTGGCGCTGAATGATGAGGAGCTGGCGGTACCGGGGGCAATTACGCTGGAGGTGGCACGATGAATGTAAGCACCTTTTACGAGAAGCTGAATAAGGTTGACGGCAATGTATATGTTGTCGAAGAAGCGGTTCGTCCCACAGATGGCGTGTACGAGGGGGAGTTGCAGCATGATAATATTAACACGGCTGCATTTGCGGTCTATACGGGACCGAAGCTGACTGGGAAACGTCTTGAAACATACACCTTATCCACCCCAAGCTTGGCACCCTGGAAGCGGGTGGTAAAGATATATGCGGAAGAGCCCGTGGTTTACATTAGCTATGAAACGGATGGAGACACGGTGGAGGCGGACGATATCAACCGGCTGCAGGAGGCGGTCCGCTGCACCCAGGAGGCGGTGAACGCGGAGGAGACACGGGCGAAAGCCGCCGAGCAGGCAAACAGCGAGGCGGTTGACGCAGAGTGTCTCAGAGCGGCTCAGGCTGAAACAGCGATTCAAAATACCATTAATGATAATAGGCCGATCTGGGACGATAAGTATAGCAGGAGTGAGATTGACAACAAGTTTTTCGATTTCCTGGCCGAAGCCGACTGGAAAGCATCGGTTAATACTTATTCAGACCTCTCCGATACATACCCGCATCCCAAGGACGGCTGGACCGTCAATGTCAGGGACACGGATTATACCTATCGCTGGAATGGAACCGGCTGGATCGCAATCTCGGCCAACGCAATCCCGAAAGCGACCCGGAGCGGGGACGGACTTTTAAGCAAAGAGGATAAGGCAAACTATGACGAGGCCTATAACAAACGTCATGATCATAGCAATAAAAATGTGCTGAGCAACCTGACGCAGGATATGCTGGATAAACTGACCGGGATTGCAGAGGGAGCCAATCGGTATGTGCATCCCACCGAATCCGGAATGAAACATATTCCCGCAGGCGGATCCGGGGGCCAGATTTTACGGTGGGCGGAGGATGGAACAGCAGTTTGGGGGCCGGATTATAATACCACCTACAGCGATCTAAAGGGGGCAACCGCCTCGGCCGCCGGCACGAGCGGGCTGGTCCCCGCGCCGGCGGCCGGTAAACAGGAGCAGTTTCTGCGCGGCGACGGCACATGGGCGGTTCCGCCGAATACAGGCTATACCCATCCGGACAGTGGAGTGGCGGCAGGGACCTACAAAAGCGTTACCGTCAACGTACAGGGACATGTGACGGCCGGTACGAATCCATCCACTTTGGCCGGGTTTGGTATTACAGATGCGGCGGCAAAGAATCACAATCATGACAGCAGCTATTTGAAAAAAGGCGCTGTCAGCTGGAATGATCTGAAGGGGGTGTAGCAGTTGTATGGCAAAGAGAGTTATGGCCGTCAGAGGTATCAGATAGCCTCGCCGGATGTACCGGCAAAGCCGGAGAACTATTTTGTGGACCTTGCCGGATACGCCCCACCCTTTTTGGCGGAGGTCCTGGAGCTTGCTGAAATCTATCGGACCGAAGGGTCGGAAATCGGTTTGTTGCAGCATGAACTGAGGGACTTGCTGGATCAGTGTTTTATCGAGACAGCGACCTGGGGCCTGTTAAGGTGGGAGAAAATGTTGGGAGTGGCCACCAATATGTCTTTGACATATGAGCAGCGCCGGGAGATTCTGATGGCAAAACTGCGTGGGCATGGGACGACGACAAAACGGATGATAGAAGAGACCGCGGCAACATTTAGCGGAGGTGAAGTGAACGTGATCGAGGACAACCCCAACCACCTATTTGTAATTCAGTTTATCGGTATCAAAGGGATTCCCCGCAATATGCAGGCGTTTATCAACATGCTGGAAGATATCAAACCGGCGCATCTGGCCTATCGGTTTGAATACCGATACACAATCTGGGAGGAATTGAAACCATACACATGGAAGCAGTTGGGGGCAATGATCTGGGACGAAGTAAGAACACTTAAGGAGGTATAATATGCAGTTAACACCAAATTACAATTTAAAAAAGCCGGAAGGCACCGATCCCGTTGATATTCAGGATTTTAACGATAACGCAGATATTCTGGATGCGGAACTGAACAAGAAAGCCGACTCCGCCGGCGGGGACATTTCCAATATGACAATCAAAGCGCTGGAGGAACCTGCCGGCACACAATTCCCCATACCGGAGGCAGGAGAAACTTCAAAATCATTTTTGGGAAAAATTAGAAAATTCATGAATGATTTTAAAAGCTGGAATACCGGCGTATGCATGATCGGACAGATCGTGAATAACTGCGTGACGAACAATGATAAACTGCCGTTATCGGCGGCGCAGGGGAAGGTGTTGATGGATCTTTATAGTGTGCTCAATACCAATTTAAAACTGAAAGCATACACTCATTTCAATCATGTTGTCGAGGCGTCTCAAAGACCAAATTTGACGCTTAAAGCTCTGATGGATGCACTTCCAGATGGAAGTATACTTATAGGCAATACTGATGCCGGAGATTATAAAATAATTAATTCAGACGCAACTGCTCTTTTTGGAACAAAATATGGCACTCTTGAGGTTATAAAACAAAGCAATATTCGCTGCCTCTTTTTATGGCATGCAAGCTCCGCAGATTATCCGCCGTGCCTGGGGTATTATTATAACAACCACAGCGGTGATGAAAAACTTATAGTGCAGAAAATAGGTACTAATATTTTTCCTTCAAAACTAAAATGTAACATGCTATGGACAGGAAATGCGTCAACGGCCGGAACTACTATTACTCTAAATCAAAGCATATTGAATTTTGAACTTATTGGCATTCAATATAACATGTATGGTGCAAATGGCATTGCTTGGTTTCGTCCATCAGCTCATTCTACATATAAAATCGCTAAAACGAATTTAAATGATATGAGCGGAGATCTCTCGGTGGATATTATTGAATGTACAGTAAACCGGATTAACAACACGTCGTTACGCTTGGGCCGTGACAGCTCTGGTAATGCAACTACATGGAAGGTAACCACGAAATCAGACTCAAATACCTGGAGTACATCGGCATGTACCACTGTAGCCATAACTGCAATTTTCGGAGTGTAGCCTATAACAAATAATCATTTTGAAATTAATAATAAGCGGGCTAACGGCGTCGTAGTAATCGCAGCATTGGTAACGTTTCTGAGTTGAAGCGTAATATTTGCCCCATCAACATTGAAAAAGTAGACATAACATCCATTGTTACCACTGCCCGCTTCCCTGGCATCAAGCAGTTTATATCCGGCTGGTATCTGCGCAGATATATTGGTTGTAGAACCAGTAGTACCAGAATTTGCAGAAACCGTCACTTGGGTCAAGCTTACTGTTTTCATAATAATATCGGCGCTTGTCAGATTTTTTGACCACTCAATCGATGTGGGATTGCTGGCTGCAACAGACCCAATATAGTGTTCTGGCGGCGACAGCAACGAATTTGCATTTTGACGGCGATAATCAATTTCATATCGTCCTCCGATATTGAGGATTCGAATTATTCCGCCATTGTGGTAGTTGGGGGGCATATCTTTAATCGTCGCTCCATTGTACTGTTCGTGGTATAGGAACAGTGACTTGGCTGGCAATGCGTTAATAATGTCCAGGATACTACAACCATCTGATACGCCCATAGAAGATAATGTCAGGTACAGTTTGTAGCCGCCTAAATTGGTATTGCGCACAGTAAGAGATTTGCTTAAAACAGGCCCCTTGCCTTATGATAGAGTTACCATGATTATAAGGAAAGGGGCTGTTTATATGGATGAAGTAAGGCTAAAAGATGAATTGATGGCTAGACTGTCAAATGAACTGGATCGTCCTGCACTGCAGGTTATTGATGGGGCACTTTCGGCGGTGCTCCGGAACTATGAGGTAGCAAAGCGAGAAACAGGATTAAGCACCAATGTATTATGTTTCCCAGAATTGGACATTTTCTTGGGGAAAATGCGATTCGAGAACTACTCGACCAGTACGGTCAACCAGTACCAGCGATTCTTGACGGACCTGTTGGTGTTTGTAGGAAAGCCAATTCAGGAGATTACAGGAGAGGACGTGGTGGAATGTCTGAACTATTACGAGCAGGCACGGCAGATTAGTACCAGCACAAAGGATCACAAGCGACGTATTGCCAGCTCGTTTTTTACGTTCTTACACGAACGGGGTTACATACAAAAGAATCCCATGGCCACTGTGGATCCGATCAAATATGTGGCGGAGATCCGAGAAGCGTTGACACCCAGGGAAATGGAGAAGATGAGAATTGCCTGCGGAGCCAATATCCGCGATAATACGGTGCTGGAACTGTTTTTGGCTACCGGTTGTCGTGTATCAGAAGTTGTGGGCATGAAAGTGGAAGATATAGATCTTGCTGTGGGCTGCGTGAAAGTGTTGGGGAAGGGACAGAAGGAGAGGATTGTATTCTTTTCTGAACGCGTGCTGGAATATCTTGAGCAATACCTGGGGGATCGCAGGGAAGGTGCAGTGATTCTATCCAGTCGTGCCCCACATCAGGGACTGAAGAAGAATGCCTTGGAGAACATTATAAAGAGAATTGCAAGAACGGCGGGGATCGGTAAACGGGTTTTTCCGCACCTTCTCCGCCATACATTTGCGACTCGGGCATTGAATAAGGGCATGCCACTTCCAACTTTATGCGATTTGATGGGACATGCCAGTGTAGAGACAACCAGGATTTACGCCAAGAATGGAAACGCAAAAATGAAATATGAATACGATATGTATGCAGCTGGATAAGGCCTGACACAAGACTAGAATTTTTGAAGCCTGCTAGAAGGGAGGCTTATTTTTCATGTCTCGAAATTACTGTTGAGCACAGTGTTAATTTCATAGAATTGTTATGCAGGGCTGTTTTTGGGCCTTACGGGCGTTATACCAATTTGAAGCAAAAGCTGGAGTATATCAAACGCCCTGAAGCCAGTGCTTCCTTATCATCCGCTGTAGACCAAGACAATAATGCTTTCTTATCGTTTTCTGCAAACAAAGCAATTAAACTTTTAAAATTTTGGAATGACCGGCATGTAACCATTGATCATTCCGCGGATAATGGTACTACTTGGACTGGTGGGAAAATTCTCACAAGTGCCGATTTTCGGATTGTCAGGGCATCTGGTAAGACTATGTCGGGATCTAATATTGTTACTGCCACAGTTCCAGGCTTACAAAGCGGAAAAGCATGTGTCGTGACCTGTAACACAACTACTGCGAACCATATTTTATGTGCTGCCGCTATTGCTGAAAATACGCTCGAGGTAAGATTCGCTAATAATTTTGATGGCGTGGCGACTGCTTGGATATCCGTTGCATTTATTCCTTAAATGGTCATCTATCCGCCCACTCTGTATAGCCGCCGGTTCCTTTAGAACGGAAAAATATTTTCGCATAAGATAATGATGATGTTACCTTTAGAGCCAGTTGGACTCGATCAGTAGCGTTGTTGTTGAGAAGCGTGATAATAAAAACATAATCACCTGGGGTATTGGCATTGCCTGTTAAATAATATGAAAACACGTACTCTTCAAGATCGGCATTATAATTTTCACGATATACAAAACCTAATTTCAATGACTGGTTCAATGCTATTGCCGCTTTGCTTGTCAAATTGGTATTGAACACAGTGCCGAGAATGAATAAGAATGAGTTTTCGATGAATTAACATACTGATGTGCGCAATACCAATTTAGATAATCGTACTCCCGCCTCTGATCTACAGGAAGTCGCTGACGTTGGCAGCCAGTGCCAGAGAATCGTTCAATGTGGGGCCGATACATTACACACGCCGTATAAAGCCGGGTTATCTGGTAATGCCTCAAGTGGCACGGCATATGTGAATATGTCCTCGATTAGTTTCGGAACGATCTTATACGTTGTCTCTGGTAGCAATCGGTGTTTTCTGCGCTATAAGAGTAATGGAATCTGGGGAGATTGGGCAGAGCTTTTAAAATATATGGATTTAGAGGCTATCAATCCAACGGATAAAATCTTACAGACCTCAAATACAAAATATCCTCGAGTTACTGTTTTTACGGATAGTCAAGGTGGACTTTTTGTAAGATGTTACACCAGTGGTAATAATTACGTGGAGCTAGCGGTTACAAGCGTAGGGGCATATGCCAATAAATGCGTAAATGGCACAGTTTCATCTACCACTAAATTTGCTACGTTTAACTGAAGGCTTATCTGAGTGCTCCAAAGATGACATAATATATCCACATAGTACCAACACTATTGGTATTATTATGTAAATATATTGTTACAGTTGTACCATCAGTCATAACACTGGCATTTTTATCCCCAGGTATGGTAGTTCTTACACTACTTATAGCACACAATATAGTATCAAAAATATCGGATAATTTCAGTTCAACCGATGTTGTGGTATTGGCCAGCTGATCTATCTTAACAGTTCCAAACCTTATTCCTATATTCATTATGCGGATTAGTCCCGGAGTAACTTCGAAATTGGTATAACACACATTACTCTCCGCTTATTCAGGCATCT